TCATGGTCGTATACGTTGCTCCGGCCAGGCCCAATAGGAGCATAGCCGCCAGAAGAGAGAGTAATATCTTTCTCATAAAATCACCTAGAAATTACAGGTCATGACACCAAGATAGTCCGGCTGTACCACTTTCGCTCCGTAGAGGTTGTGGCCGCGAACGATATCAGCGAACTGCTTCTGGTGCCTGATAGACTCGACCATCGCTATCTGATCTGCGAAAGATATGGCCTCAGACGTGCCGAACAGGATCTTATACTTCGTCCCAGCCACGTTGGGTACGTTGTGGCTTACGAAAAGATCAAAACCAGCTAGATGCCCAATTCGGCCAGTCGTTGCAATCGTGTTGCCGACCTGTGGAGCGGAAGCACCTGAGACGTGCAGCTCCTTGATTGCGAGTGCTTCCATGGCGGGAGGTATGATCATCCAGCGGCCATTAGTCGGCACAAGCGAGTCGGATAGTTTCCGGCCACAATCGACAATGAGATTAAAGACGTTGCTGGCATCATTGGCCGTGGTATTGGGCGATTTGGGGCTAGCATCCGATCCGACCAAATTGTCGGCGCTTGCATCCGTATATAGAGATGCAACGTACTGGTCCATCTTGTCCTGCATCCGGTAGGCAGCCTTTTGCATCATGGGAGTGAGGAAGTTTCCTGCCGCCTGCTTTTTCTGCTTATCGGTGACCAGGAAGCGGAATGCCTTGTCTTCCGTGATCTCAAGCAGCGTGTCAGCATCGGTTGGGGGGACAGCGTCTGCCATATCAGTTCCATCTGTGTAATCTATAATATCGACGTCCCCGAGGCCAGTGATGTGGACCTTGTCCCCTCTCTGACTGATCTCACCCTCATAATTTCGGTTTACTATGCCTGTCTGGGCATATATGAGGTTCTTTCGCGCAAAATTCAGAACCAATGATGCCCAGAATTCGGGTATAAAATTTGAAATTGACATATTATCCCTCGATGACCCTGCCTTCGCTCATCGCCTTCAGGATCTCGTCTTGGTTTTTGATATGATCATCATATGACATTCTGGCGATCTCGGATATCTTCCAGGTCTTCTTTCCTGGTGTCCCAGACACGCCCGGATTCCCCGCGCCTTGTGCGGCGTTCGGCGTTCCGTCCTGCTGATTCCCCGGCTGGGGCGCCGGTGTGGTCTCGATGGTGAGCAGCTTGAGTTCTATGAGCTGCCCTATACTTGCTTGAATTTCCTCGCGAGTCTTGCCCGCGATGTTGAGGTGCTGAAGAAGCAGCGGGATCTGCTTGGACGGTACGCCCGCCGTCATGAGGGCTTCCATCCTAGCGATCTTGAGATCTGCCCCGGAAAGCGTCTCTCCGGTGGAAGGTGCTGGTGTCTTGGCCTTCTTTTGGGTGGCCACGAAGTCTTTGAGCCCCCCTGGCGGGAGGCCTAGCTCTTTCTCTAAGGAGACCATTTTCTCAGCCCATCGCTGGTCAAATTGTTCCTGACTAATGATGAACTGATTTTGCTGTTGCTGCTGGTTGTTCTGTTGGTTCCCCTGCTGCTGTTGACTAGTTGCAGGTGATTGCTGCTGATTATGTTGCCCCGCTGGATCTTGGTTGCTGCCGCCAGCGTTCGGTGTAGGATTACTATCGCCAGTCATGAAAAATCTCCCCTGATAGTCTCAGGTCGTCTTTTGTGATCAGAATGTTAAGTGCCCAGCCGGGAGCTGGAGATGAACTAAACTTAATCCGATGGTTCAAACAGAATTCCGTGATCACCGGGATACGGCTCTTTGTGCAGATTCTTGCCCCAAAATATTTCGTTGGGTATTCCTTTAGGGAAAGCTCTGCAATAGTTGCCCTTGTCGTTATCCCATTTATGTCGCCTACAGTGCATACACGGAGAGTATCCGAATAGCTCTTCTGCAATGTCCAGCTCGTTCTGATATTCGGCCTCGCTCATTTCAACTCCATGTAATACAGATTTGGTCGCTTGAACTTCTCGTAGTCCCAGTCTTTGGGAGCGTACTTATCATCCCACTTGTCTGTCTTTACTACCTTAAATCCCTTGCTACTGTAGAATTTTAATAGGCTGTCTCCCAGGCAATCCAATCTCTTTGCGCCGTTAGCAATGGCATCATCGACCAATTCGGAGCCGAGATGCTTTCCAGGGAGTGAGAAGACAGAGATCAGCTCATCTTCTCGGGCGAAGTTTCGAGGAATGGTGATTTCCATCCGGCCTTCTTCGCCAGTCGGTCTATCTCGGCCTGCCTTACCGCTTCGCCTTCTTTGCCCTGCAGACGGCCTATAAATCTATCATTCTCTTCCGGTGCAAGGGAAATCACATGCAGGCACCCCGGATGAAAAACACCACCTGCGCGCGCTTCGTCGAGAGACGGAAACTCCTTGTCGCTGCCTGTGAGAGAGAATGTGCGTCCCTCGTATGGAGTACAGCGCGGGCAAGATCCACTATGCGAAGAGAGCCGGACCAGATCATGGCCTTTCTCCTGGAAACGATTGATTGTGCCTTGCCTGAAGCTTTGGTTAGTTGTTTCCTGCGCTAGAACTTTCGCATAGCGGCGCATATCCCACTCGTGACCTGCCTTGTCCACGAAGCCGGTAATACCTCTCTCCGCTAGATCCTCTCGGATGTTCTTTGCTACTTGGCGGGTTGTCTGGTAGCCCATGACGCTGCCTTTTGCGTGCTCAAGCGCCACCTGCCGGAATACATCGTCCACCCTCCGGCCTACGACGCTGTTGACATCCGCCAGCCGGGAATATGCGTTGTCTGCCAGGACCTCGACTGCCTGCTGATGAATGCTGCCGAACCCGGCCATTAGCCTCTGGCCGGCAAGTGGATCAGCATCGGCCCATGCGACGCCTTTCATATAGCCGTCTGGTATCGCTTCCTGGCACCAGTCTCTTGAGCCCTTCAGGAGATCGGCCCGGATCTGCTGGACGCGCTGGAGTAGTGTTTTCTGCCAGGCCAGAGAATAGCTTTCGGGATTCTTGAGGAGCAGACGATTGCATTCATTCAGGATCTCCTTCTCTGCAGCGCCATAGAGCCTAATGAGTCTCTGGGCCTGCGCATCACTGAGCGGGTTGGAGCTGGCCATTCTCGCCGCCTAGCGCCTGAAGCTCGATGATTGGGCCTTGTGGCGATGCCTGTTGCTGAGCACTCCGGATCCGGGAAATTTCCTTTTGCAGGGGCGAATCAGGATCATCACTCATCTCAAAGTCCTGGGCTGTAGCGACCGCCGTCTCCAGGCTCATGAAGCCGGATGCGTATGCTGTGGAGACGAACAGAATCGTTGCTGCTTGATCTTTTGGTAGACCATTCCGGATATCTACCGTGATCTTTTCGATGTCAATGTGATTGTCAATGAGCTGATTATAATATGCTTCGACCTTTGGTATTGCCTTTTTGAGCGCTCTTGCGAAGCGCTTCACTCTGGAGAGAGTGGGCTGCAGCTTCAGAGCGAGAGCCGTACCACTCTCTGCTTTATTTGCCTCTTCGGTCTTCACTAGATCAAGCATGTTGAGAAGCTGGTCCATTTTGTCCTCTATGGCTCTCTCGACGGCACCTAGCTCGGCTTGCCATGTCAGGTACTCGGCACGAAGGGATCCGGGCTCTAGCAGAATAGGCTCGTCCAGGCGGATCTCCCAAACCTGCTTTGCGTGATTGAAGTGATTGAAAGCGCTCTCTGGAGCCTGGAATACTGGCCGGCTAAACTTTGCAAGGACTTCCTCACGGCGAGCGAATGCCAAATCGAGTGCTTCGATGAGTGAGACCACGGAGGGGGTGTAATCTGACCGCCCATAGCGCCGCTCGGAGCTGAGGGCATTATCTACCCGGATGATTAGGATATCCTCTACGCCAGTAAGCTGCTTGCCCTCTCCGTCCACAACGAGGCCCGCATAGGCTGGGAAAGTCTTGAGGTCTTGCCTTTCCCCAAGCTTTCCTTCTTTCAGTTCAAAGAGGAGGTGCTGAATGTAGCCCTTGCCATGAATTGTAAACTTGATGAACTCTTCCTTTTCGATGGCGAACTTGTGGAAGAATACATACTCCGTGACTTTGCGAATGTTTCCAGGAACGTTTACAATATAACAGTTCTCTGGATTTTGTGCTAGTATGCCTTCTTCTGTAGGCTCATAGAGACCAATGCCATATCGAGAGACATCTATGAGCACTTCCTCGTCGGGCCTCTCATCGTCCAAGTCCTCGCCGTCCAGCTCGACGTCTGGATCATCGCCGATGCATAGATTGATGTAATTCGTTGTGGCCTTCTCGCCCCAACCAAGGATGATAGCCACTTTCTTATCATCATCCGCCTTGTCCCTGAGATAGGCAGCGTACTTGCTGAATACCTCATGCTGATTGTTGTAGACTGCCCGATTGAAGGCGTGCTCTGCCAAGCGGGCACTCTCGTCTCCATCCTCGGGCGGCCAGGGCTTGCCAGTAGCTATGAAGCTGAGATCAGTGAGCATGATTCATATCCTTGATTTTGCCATATTGGGAAATTGCTTTTGCCCTGTTTGCCAGAACTTTTGCATAGCATTCTTGGCAGCATTCAGCATGAGTAATACAATCCAATGCGGACGGTTCCGGATTGCCGATGAAAGGTTGAAATTCGATGGTTCTGATAGGAATGGGTTTCTGGCGTTGATTGGCTATATCACAACCGCAGAGTATACAGATCATAGCTTGCCACCCCTCAGGATGTCCTCGCCATACCATACCGCTTGGGCGAGGCTGATCAAGAGATCATCATTTTCTCCTTCCTCTGCCTCGAATTTTGAATATCCATTCTCTTTCATTTCGGCCTTGAATGCGAGCATCTCACGCTCCATCTGAGGCCAGAGAGGCTGACCGGGATTAACCCGCACCTTCCCGGCATCGAACGCCCCCAGGAACTTGCCTACAAGCCGTGGCTTTCCGACGTGGATATTAGGGCCTTCTCGCTTGCATACGTTGCCTTTGGTGAAAGTGATAGCATGGTGCCTGACGCCCTGGGCCTTGAACATGTCAGACACCGCGACCCCTACACCGGTCGCATCCATAACGAACTTAGGCGGCTCAGATTCGTTGAATTGTGTCATATTCAGGACCCCTATTACCCAATTGACCATATCGGGATAGTCCAGGCCTTGCTTTCGGGCAATAGTCACGACATCGTACTGGAAACGCTTCTTTGCGGCCACGTATTGCATGTCGACCGCAGAAAGTGCGCACCAGTCCCTCAGTTTTGCGGGGTCGAGCGAAATAATATAAGTCATACTTCTATAATTTCCACGTTGTCATTTATCGCCTTCAGAATCGACGCATGGCTGATAAGCTGCGTCTCGCTCGCAACGAACTCGCCTTCATACTCCTGGGAGTAAACGTATGGTCCAAGCTCCTCCTTTTCTTCCGCCAAGAAGGCTGCAGATATCCGAGAACATTCAGAAGCTACCACCTTCAGCCGGAGCCATGCATTACTGTTGCCGTTAGCAACCTTATAAAAATGGCCGCGTTGCCCAAACGGAGTCGATGCCAGGACAAACTTGCAGTCAGGATATGTAGCCATCATAGGCCTGATGGCCTGGTAGAGTTGGTCTGAGCATTGGGAGCTTTCGTCTTCGATAATGACGTCGGGCCGGGAGAAGCCCCTGATGGTCTTGCCTTTCGTGCCACCAGGCAGGCATACGATCCTTGAGCCGTTGTCCCACTTCATCCTCAGCTTTGTGCTTTCCGTGAGCTTTGGGGGATGACTCATCTGGTCTATATGCTCCTGGACCTTCTCAAAGTCTTCGCGGCTTTGTGTGAGGGCAGGAGCAATAATCAGGCTCAGGCTNCCGGGCCGGAATTGGGCNGTATGAGCACAGACCAGAGACGACATGAGNCTCTTNCCGCCCTGGCGNTGGATNTTNAGNCANATCCNCTTNTTNGGACTGTCCAGCATCGTNATNTGCCAGTTGTCGAGCTTCAGGCCNAACTCGTCTTCGACCCAAATGCTTGGGACGTCNGCATATATGTCATTGATCAGCTGCAGCTTTTCGTTCTGCTCTCCGAATGGCGAGAGCCTCCAGCCGCTCGTCGATTGACTGATCAGAGACGCGGATGCTGGCATTGGGCGATCCTTCGAGCGAGGCCCGCTTATCTGAAGCAACGCCGTACGGAGTGGCGAGTGCTCGGAGGTCATTAGGCGTCTTAGCCTCGTCTAACATTTTCTCTATTTTGATAAAAAATTTATTATTCAGAGAAAGCCTTCTTTCTCTGTCATAATCCGCTTTGGCATCGATCGCTTTTTTTGTTCTCGATTGATCGCTTGGAACTCCGATCGATTTCAGATAATCGCTCACGGTAGACTGCGAAATACCGAGTTTTTTAGCGATCTTGTGCTGAGAAAGGCCATCTTTCTTCAGCTTTTCGATCTTCTTTCCTATCGCAACAGATACCATTCATTGAATCAATCCTTATTATTAGGCCGGGGAAGGAGGGAGGGAGAACCCCGGCGCAGCACGGTAGCCTCAATTCAGATTGTTTCGCTGCGGCGAAACGCCCTCTTATCACAGGCCCTAGGGCTTCATCCAGCCGCCC